TTCTTCTCTTCAGTCTCTTTATTCTTCTCTTCAGTCTCTTTATTCTTCTCTTCAGTCTCTTTATTCTTTTCTTTTTTAGTCTTTTCTTCAGTCTCTTTATTCTTTTCTTCAGTATTTTCTTTTTTAGTCTTTTCTTCAGTATCTTTATTCTTCTCTTCAGTATTTTCTTTTTTAGTCTTTTCTTCAGTATCTTTATTTTTTTGACTTTTCTCATCTTTTTCTTTAATCGTATTAATTTTTTCTTCTATATTAAAATTCCATCGTTTACATTCTTCAATATGTTTAGAGGAAAGAGTCATAATTTTATTATCTTCAGAACAATATCCTATCACTACAGGATTATTAATTGATTTAAATACTAATCTACTAGGAGCATGCCAAAATGCTCCTATTCTATTATTCATTTTAACTACTCTATTAAGGTTCTTTTTTGGTGTTTCAGATTTAATATTTTCAGGGGTTTTATCTTTTTCTTCATATTTTTTATGCTTATAACAATAAATTTTACCTTCTAGAGAATTTTGACCACACACTTCCCCTTTACGTTTTCCTCGTAAAAATTTATGAGGGCATTTATTTCTTGTGACATTATTCTTATTTTTCTTATTATTTTTCTTATCTCTTGAATCAAAAGATATAGAAACCTTTATACCTGTATCTATTTTATTCCATATTTCTTCAAGAACTTCAGTAGTAATTTCGGATGAAATATTTTTAGCCTGAATATAGGTATATATTTCATGGATAAAATTTTTAATTACATTACCAATAATTTTTTGAATTTCTTCAGATAAATTCATTTTAGTAAAACATGTTTATTTCAATGATATTTTCAATTTTTTAATTGGGCTTATAGATGAATAGTCTATTAAGAAATTACATGGAAAATATTATTGCAAAATTTCTTGATAAACCATCTCCTCTTAATGGTTACATTTTATTACATAATCTAAGAATTAAAAATTTACATCATCTAGTCTTATATATAGGGAAATTTCTATCTGAATTATATCATTTAGATAGAAAAATATACGAAGAAATGGCTATATCAGCATTTTATTCTAAAAATTATGAGCTATCTTATAATCTATATTCTAAGAATTTAGAATATCATAACTTAACAGAGGCTGAAATTAAACATACTCGTATTAATAGACATTATTCTATTAATTATATAGCTAATTTATATACATACTATAATGTGAACAAAATTAAACAAATAATTAAAAAGAAACTCAATCCAACCTCTTTACCATTAATAACATTGACTATAACATCCTGTAAAAGACTTGATTTGTTTAAACAAACTATTAATTCCTTCATTAATTGTTGCGAAGACATAGACAGAATAGATAGATGGATTTGTGTCGACGATAATTCTTCTTTGAAAGATAGAGATGAAATGAAACGACTTTATCCATTTTTTGATTTTTATTGGAAAAAATTTCAAGAGAAAGGGCATCCTCAAAGCATGAATATAATAAGAAAAATAGTATCCACTCCATATATTTTTCATATGGAAGATGATTGGAAATTCTTTGCACCTAAAAAGTACATAGAAGAATGTATGGATGTTCTAAATTCCAATAACAATATTGGACAATGTCTAATTAATAGAAATTATGCAGAAACGGCTACTGACGTTCATATATGTGGAGGAGAACTTCATAGAACTAGTAAAAATATAAAATATTATATTCACGAACAGATGAACTCTCAAGAGTTTTTTCAAAAGTATGGAAATAAAACAAATAGTGCATATTGGCCTCATTTTTCTTTAAGACCTTCTATGCTCAAAAAAGAAGTATTTGATTCTATTGGGGAATTTAATGAAAATATATCCCATTTCGAAATGGATTATTGCCTTAAATATGTTAAAAAATATAAATCGGCGTTTTTGGATGGTATAAATTGTCTACACATAGGAAGATTAACTTCTCAACGTGATAATAGGTTGATTCCAAATGCATATGAACTTAATAATGAAAAACAATTTGGAGGAAAAGAAAAATCGGTACAATTTTGCCCTTTTCCTTCTTATTTAATTAATCTTAAGTATAGGAAAGATCGACTAGAAAAATTTAGAAAATTATGCCCTCTTAAATTTGAAGTGTTCAAAGCTATTGAAGGGAAAAAACTTATATATACTTCTCAACTAGGGAGAATTTTTGAAAAGAATGATTATAATATGCGTCGAGGAATGGTTGGATGTGCTTTGTCTCATATTAAACTTATGATTAATTTGGTTAATGGAAATGAAGATAAATTCTGTATTTTTGAAGACGATGTAACCTTTGCATCAAATTTCTCGGACAAAATTAAAAAAGTACTTTCGTTAAGTTCTAAGATTCCATGGGATATTATCTTTTTAGGACACACTTTATACCCTCAATATAAAAATAATATGAATAATAATCAATCAATTCATTTAGAAAAATGGTCGGTGGAAAGATCTCTTTCTAGATCTATGGGAGGGGCTTTTGCATACTTAATAACCAAAAAAGGAGCTGAAAAAATGTTAAATTATATTAATGAAAATAGCATGATTAATTGTATTGATACAATGCAACAAAAAGCTATTAAAAATATGAATACTTATTATTGTTATCCTCATTTAGTTCATTCTGACGTTGTTCCTCCCCGTACCAATGGAAAGATAACTGTTGATAGTAATATACAATATGATTATTCTTCCATATCTATTACCCCTGAAAAACAACTTTCATTAGAAAGACTATCAATGAAAGGCGAAATAATTGATATAAGTAGTGAAGAAAACTTGATTCCTCTTTTGAAAAATTCCAAAAGAAAAAAAATAATTTTCTACACAGGAAAATTACAAAACTATAAAGAAAATATCCCTAATAGCTATAGAATAAGTAATACATTGATTATATTACCATATTATAATAATAGACTGAAAAAAGATGGTAAATGGGATATTACAGATGCTATTATTTATAAATAATATAATTCTTTATCAGACTTTCTCTTATCCTTATTTGGAATATTAACAAAATTTTCTTTACTTGATTTAGACGTAGACATTATTACAGCAACATTTAAAACTATTATACTTATTCCAATTATGGATTTTGATCCATAACTCAATAAACTATTCTTTGGTACCCCTTTTATTTTACCAATAATAAACATAAGGGATCCTAAAATTCCTAAAACTAAGGAACTTATCGAGAGAGCAAAAGCATTAGACATTTTATCTAATATTAGATTTAATTTTTAGAAAATTAAATCTACCTGTCTGTTACCATTATAAGGAAATATTTAATTTAGTAATATCTCCATCATCAAAAATCTTTTTAAACCCGTAAGATTTATATTTTTCCAATAATTCACCATAATCATTTTTCGTATTTTGCAATTCTATAATAGGCTTATTATCAGATAACCAACCATTTCTCAAGGCAAACTCTATTTCTTTGCTACCTACACCTTTTGACAGACAAATATCTCTAATTACTCCATTATTTCGAATTGATAATAAAAGAGACATTTTCTTTCTGTTTTTTGGATAAAGGAATATCCAATTAATATCTTCATTATCTACAGGTTTAAAGTCAACTCCACATTTTTTCATGAGAGTTTTTATATTCTTATGATAGAATTCGAATTTATTACCTTCTTGAGAAGGATTTATACGTACTAATCTATATTTAGAATCATTTCTTTTCTTTTCCTGTTGTTTTTTAGTATGCCCCCCAGTTGTACCTATCTCGTTATCAAACACTAGAAGAGAAAGTCCATCATGTGTATTATTACGAAACCATTTTTCTAGTTCTATACACAATCTTTCTACAGATTTATTAGATTTTCCATTTGCTTTGCCATAAATATAATATACAGCCCTTAGAAGATCATCCAATTTTAATTTCTTTATTTCTTCCTCAGTATACAATTCTTTCCCAGATCTCTTCATATAATCAGATTTATTTTTTATATCCTCCCATTCTTTATCAATCGCCTTTTTAATTTGTTGTTGAGAAGGATTCTTAGCAAAACTCTCTTTAATTCTTCCTCTAATCGTTTTAGCAAATAAGCTGTAAGCATTCTTATTTAAATATTCCCTTAAAAGTTTTATTAATTTAGATCTATTATTTTTAAGATTTGTAGAATTGTATTTAACCTTATTAACAATAATTTTAAAATCCTGGGGATATGGCAATTTAAGAGATTTTAAACCTATCCTCAGTAACCTAGAAACACCCCATCCTTGACGACAATTCATTCCAGGATATTTATTACGGTAATCTGTATCTTCTAGTAATTTATTCATTTCTTCTGGGGTCATTTTACCTTCTTTTACTAATTTTTGATATTTTTCTTCTTTTTTCAATCTAGTATTTTCGAATTTTTTCTTTTCTGCTTGGAGATCTACTATACTAAATATTGGTTTTCCATTTTTTCCTTCAGGGTTATATTTAGCGTAATAACCCCATTTATTATTCTCTAATTGAGACTTACGAATTTGCAATTTCTCTTCCAAAAGATTTTCCTGTTCAGACGTACATTCACCCCACCTTTTTTCTTTAGAATCTAAACAACGAAAGTTATCCTCATCTCTAGTAGAAATATAAGTTTCTCCTATCTTATGTATATAATTAGCATAATAATTAAAAATAAGCTTTCTATTACGTTTCTGAATGGCTGTTCCTGGATTATCTAAAGAAAGAACTGCTATTTCTATAAACATTTCTTGGATATCCAATGGAAGAATATTTAATAATCTTAGAAATAATTGATCAGTAGAATTACACATTTTATCAATAAAATTAGGAAGTAACCCTAATTTATATTTTTCTAATATTTCTTCATATTTCTTATCTATTAATATATTAGGAACACGAGTATAATAATCTGAATAAGGGTCAGAAGATATAGTTAAACTATCTACTAAAAAATATATATCATTACTTTCTCGTAAATAGGAAATAAAACCATATTTATTCACTATAGGAGTATTACGATAGATAATATTATTTAACGCGGTCACAACATCAAACAATATATTATCGGGAAATACATCCTTTATTTCTTTCCAACTAGAACGAAATGTATATCTAAAATAATCCTCAATTTTAAGCTCTACTTTACCCACAGCAGACTTTATGTATATATCAGTATAATCTTTTAACCGAAGAATTCTATCTTTAGCTATTATGGTTTTTAAAGCTGTACGAAGCTCAAATTCGGTATATTCATCACCAAAGAAATCTATTATTCCTTGTAATTTAAGATTCTTATTTTTTCTAAATAAAATAGTAAGATTTTCTCGAATTTTTCGAACCTTGGGATCGGCATAATATAATTTATAAGTTGAATAGTCCAATTCATTAATTTGAAGACCGTCCACAACATTTTTCATATCTACTCCATCACAAGAATATTCACAAGATTGGTAATTACATTCTTTATCCCCATCGGTACCATCTACTATATTTCTAAAATAATTTATACTACAATCAAACGCTGATTCCATTATAATTCTAATAATAGATTGAATAGATATATCCTTATCTTCAGAAATTTCATACATATAAATATCTATAGAAAATTTATTTTTACTTTTCTTACTGGGAAGAGCCACCATCTGCATTATACGCACCTCGGGATTAACACCGGCTTTAATAAGATCACGGTGAGATCCTAAACGATATCCTCGAGCGATTGCTTGATCTATTTGGGCGTAATTAAACCATGGAGAAACAATGTATTCATCTTGAATATTATATAATGATACACCCTCACTCACCAAAGGACTGCCTATTATTACTTGTATAATTTCTCCATTCTTATTCGCTGGCTGATTGAAACATGTAATTATTTTCGCAATTTGGGCTGGACTAGAAGTATTATTAGTTAAAAGACCATAACGACGTCGGGGAGAGTTACCCTGAGATCCAGTCGCAGATTGAAACCCAAATAATTTTAACAATAAAGAAAATAATATCACTCCGCTACCCGTAACAAAACCAGAATATACAAAACAAGATTTTTTAGGATTTTTTAAAATATTTTCTATTATGGCAGCATATTTTACAGAATATATCTTTAACCTTTTTAACACCTTACTTTCTTCTTTACCATCCTTTTGTAATTCCTTTATTAATTCAGTCTTTAAAGAATAATTATAAATCCTCTTTCTCTTCTTCTTTTCGGAACCATGAAAAGACGCCTCTAACATTAAACTATAACCACTAACCTTTTTCTCCACCCAGTTTTTAAAACCTTTACTACCATAACTTCCATCTGGAAATACAAACAGAGATGATTGTCGAGCATTTAAATAAATTCCATCATCCCGAGATGCTGACTTTTTTAAACTTTCTAAATAATATTTAGTTTGGAATTTAGACATTCTATAGGGATTTACTATCATATGATTTAACGAACCTATCTTTTCCCCAATAAATTTTTTGCGAACCTGGGAACGCATTGCTCGTAAATACGACACTCGACCTCTAAATATCTTTCGTAACTCCTTAACCTTAGACTCCTTGACCACTTTAATTCGAGGACTTTTATTATCCATATATTTTTCCATAAAATGCTTACCTACTGGTAACTGATTACTCAAAGGCAAAATCAGATTCATTACACTTGCAATCTCTTCCGGAGAATCTCTCATAGGTGTTCCTGTTAATAATAAAATCTTTGAGTTATTAACTAAATGGAGAAAACGATGGAATTGTTTATACTGCATTAACTTATGTTGGTCACTACTTTCTACATCACGTAAATTATGGACTTCATCCAATATAAAAATATTATTTGAATATGTTCTTTTTATTGCATCATCACTCAAACTCTTTATATGCTTAGCAAATGTTTCATATGTAGTTGGTTTACGAGAACCGAAAGAAAAATTATAAAATTCTTCTATTAATCTTTTAGTACGTTTAAGAACCTTCAAATCTGACATCTCACTATGAGAAGACTTAGTACAACCACTGTTTTTATCTGGAATATATCCCTCGGGGATATACTGACCTTCGGTACATTTATCCCTCAACTCTTTAATAAAATTTGTTAACAATGTAGTACCTTTAGCAAATATATATGCACCAGTAATTGAACTATTCTCTCTACGAATTTGCTCAATAGCACCAATAGCTGAACATGTCTTACCTGTACCCATAGAATGTACTAACAATAATTGATCGTAAGGTGTATGGGAAGATAAAAAATTAGCCACGGTTTTTTGGTATTTCATTAATTGACCTCGTTCCTGGGGGAAATCTTCTCGTGGTAGTAAACGATTTTCATAAAATTCTTTCTTACGGAATATAGCTTCATTGAAAGAAGAATCTTCGTAAGGATTAAGAAGATTTTCAGAATTTTTATCGATATTAGGATATTTCGGTAAAAAACTTGCAATGTTCATCTTTCTTAATACTCGGATTTTAGATTTTTATATATCTTTCTTGAAATTTTTTGAGATTTCTTATACAATTTATGAAAGATGAAACAAGCCATATTTATAATGATTTTATAATTATAAATAAATGACCTATTCTATTAAAATAAATCAAGAATTCCAAATATTTGGAATTCAAATCAAATTTATGCTTGAAATAGCCATTAATAAAACTATTAATAAAATACCCCAAATTATACACAATAAAATACCTGATATAAAACCTTTATCACAACCTTTATCACAACCTTTATCACACTCATCAAGCTTTGGTTTTATTAATAATATGGTAGAATGATTCACTGATACATAAATTCCAATATTTGAAATAAATCAAATATTTAGA